CAAAATTAAAATTTATGAATCCTATTTCAAGATTGCAAGATACTGATAATAAAAAATATATGATGATGAGATGTTCGTACAATATAGCTGGAGATGAATGGAGTGGAGATTGGGTTCAAGTTTTTAGGAGTGTTCCAGCTTCTACAACAACAAATTCAAATCAAGGGCCTTCATCTGGTTTTAGTTCAACATTAACAACAAGCACAAGTAATAACACAGGAACAACAGGAAGTCCGATATAATATGATAAGTTTTCCAAATACATTACAAATAAATAAAAAAGAATTAAGCAATTCTTTAGACATTGCTGAGCTTACAACAATCATAAGCGATTCAAGTGCTATAACAGCTCTAGCAGTTACAGCAACGAAAGTAGATTTGAAAAATGGAGATAGAATTATGATAAATGGTCAACCTTTTCAAATTGCTGCTGACGCTTCGGCAGGTGCTAGAAGTTTAACAATAACATCAATAACACCATCAATCCCTTTAGGTATTGGAGATAAAATCTCTATTGACAAAGAAAATCTTTTTGTTCAATATCAAAGAAAAACAGAAGGGAAAATTGCTGGAATGCCAGTTGATGCAAACAATCTAGGGCCTATTAATTTCGCCGCTAATGTTTACAGCATTACGGCAGTTGATACAACATATATTAAAATACTTCCGAAAGATTTCATGGTCAATGATGATGCATCGAGTCCAGATATAACGCCTGCGGTTTTTGGGGATGGAACGAATACTGGAGTTTCAGTTGAAAACACTTCGCAAGAACTTATTGCAACAGTCAACATTCCAAGTGGAACGACCGCAACGGAAGTATATATTTATGGAAGTAACACAACAAAATCTGTTGAAGTTTACGAAATGAATATCAATGCTAATGGTAAGGGTTCGACAATAGGAACAGGAACAACCAATGGCTCTGCAATAAGTATTGGAACAATCGCTTCGACTGCAACAAATTTCTTAATGATAAAAATATTAGTTTCATCCACAAATCACAGAATTTGGGGAGGAAAAGTAACTTTAACACAAAATTAAAATGAAAGATAAAACAAAAGATATTATGGATTTGACAATTGCAAATGGTGGGGCTATTGGATTAAGTTTGGCTGAAGTCAATGAAATCCTTTTGACAATTTCAATCATTTTAGCAATAACAGTTTCTTTAGTAAAATTATTTAAAAAAAAATAACATGAAAAAAATAATCTGTAAAATAATATATTATTTAACATTTAAAAAAGTTTGTCGGGGTTTTTGCGAGTGTCAATGAGTTTTGAATATTTTAAGTTTAGTGAGTTTGATTGCAGTTGTTGCGGAAAGGGTTCTGGAAAGCAAAACATGAATCATGATTTTATCCTCTTTTTGGATAAGATAAGAAAGTCTTGTCGTTTTAGCCTAGTTGTAACTTCTGGATATAGATGTAAACGTAAACAACAATCTTTGGTTTTAAATCCTAAATATCAAGCAACACATCCAGATAAATCTTCACACTGTAAGGGATTAGCTGCTGACATCAAAATCACAAGTGATGAAAAAAGAGCAATCTTCATTGGAACTGTTATGGATATAGCAAGCGAAATGGATTTACCGATCAGAATTGGAATATCTAAAAGACAAGGATTTTGTCATATTGATATAGATAATAAACCAACGCCACGGCTTTGGATATATAGCTAAATGAGCGGGCTATAATACGCTCTAATAATTAAAACAATGAAAATGAAAAAATTTATACCAGTAGTTATTCAAGCAATGTTTAACTCAAAAAAATTTTGGTATGCTGTAGTAGGTATTTTAACAACTCTATTGAGTGAAAAGTTTGGATTGAATCCAGATGAATTGCAAGGAGTTTTGTTGAGTATTGGAGCCTTAATATTAGGACAAGGATTTGCTGATATAAAAAAATAGAACTTGGCGGGAAAGCGTTTAAGATTATCAGAGAAAGAGGTTGAGATTATTAATGAATACAGAGGTTCGGAACTTAAAAATTTCAACAATAACACTGCCTTAAATTTACACTTGAAAGAAAGAGGCATCTTGAAAAAAGATGTTGTTAGTGTAAAACATTGGCAAAACATGAAAGGAGAGTTAAGATTCTCTATTGTTACAAAAGAAAATCAATCAATTCAGGAATCTGAAATATTAAACAAAATACAAAATTTAATTGACAATCATGCTCCTTGTTATCCTAAATTGCAAAAGGTTAGCGGGGAGCATTTGTTGGTTATAAATCCAGCAGACATTCACATTAGAAAGTTAGCTGTTGAAATAGAAACAAAAGACGCTTACAACAATGATATTGCTTATCAAAGAGTTATGCAAGGAATCATTGGAATAGTTGAGAAATCAAAAGGCTTTGATATAGATAAAATTCTTTTCTGTATTGGAAACGATGTTTTGCATATTGATAACGTATATAACACAACAACAGCGGGAACTAATCAGGATGCGGATGGCAAATGGTGGCAACATTTTGAACTTGCTTTAAAACTGTATGTTAGTTCAATAGAGATACTTCAAAAGATTGCTCCAGTGGATGTAATTCATTGCATGTCAAATCATGATTATCAAAGTGGATTTCATTTGGCACACGCCTTAAAATCATGGTTCAGGAACTCAGATAATGTTTCTTTTGATATATCTGTAAATCATAGAAAATATTATGTTTATGGAAAGAATCTTATTGGATTGGAACATGGAGATGGAGCAAAGATGGATAAACTTCCATTAATGATGGCTAATGAGAATCCACATGCTTGGGCGCAAACAAAATATCGTTATTGGTATTTACACCACATACATCATAAAGTCAAACACAAATGGCTTGATGGAAAAGATTTCATTGGAGTTTCAGTTGAATACATGAGAAGCCCTAGCGGAACCGATAGTTGGCACAATAGAAAAGGGTTCACTGGAGTTCCAAAAGCTGTTGAAGGCTTTATTCATCAAAAGAAATCTGGCCAAGTTGCGAGGTTAGTTCACTATTTTTGAAGAAATTTCACACAAAAAAAACACACAAAATTAAAAAAAATTTAATACACTAGGTTAAAAAAAAATTAAAAAAGTTTTGGCAATAGTAAAATTATTTTTATATTTGTACAATAATTAAACGAATTAAAAACATTAAAATTACAATTATGAAAACTACACAATTACAACTTACAACTGAAAAATTTAATTTACAATTAACACAAAAAGAGCTTGAAAAAGTGATATTACTTATAGAAGACAAACATCAAAATAAAGGTATGAATTATCAAACAAGAGTATTATATGAAAAACTTTTAACTTCAGCTATGAGTAATTAAAAACAAATAAATAAAATGACACAAATAGAAAACCAAATAACAAAAGATGATTTGGTTGATTTGATTGTTTTAATAAATAAAAAAATGATTGAATTAAACAATGAAACAGTTGATGAATACTTTGTCAAAACACAAATCAATAAATGGCAAAGAATAAAGAATGAATTAATAAAAGATTACAAACACTTACAACTTAAAATTAATTAAATTATGTATAAAATAACACACAAAGAAACTGGATTTACACAATACAGAAATGCAAAAGAATTAACTGATTTTGTATATAAAAACAAACATTCTAAATATACAATAAATGAAATATCAAAGTTTGATTTTACAGAGTTTCAAGACGCTTTGATTGCTTTATTTTTAATAATATTTGTTTTTGTTTCTGCTTACTTTTTACTTTGGACTTTTTACTAAAATATTATGAAAGAATCACAAAAATTAAATCTATTATACAAAGATAACTCTTTGGACAAAGAAGATGTTTATAAAGACAAACGAGGCTTTAGTATAATTAAAAGAAGTGGAATTGAAAAAATACAAGTCAATAATAATATTAAAGTTCATTTTGAATGTTTGTCTTTTGATGTAAATAATTGCGTTATAAAAGCAACGTCTTATATTGATGGAGTTGAACAAATGCAAACTTATGCATCGGCAACAAAAGAAAACTGTATTCAAAAATTTAGAATTGAGATCGCAGAAAAGAGAGCTCTTGCAAGAGTAATAATTAAAACAATGAATCTTACCAACACTTATGGAGAGGATGAGTTAAAATTTCAAAACAATAAATAAATGAAAATACAAGGAAAACTGCATGACATTTTAGACATCCAGTCTGGAATCTCAAAAAATGGAAATGAATGGCAAAAACAACCAATCTTAATTGATACAGAGGCAAAGTTCAATAATATCATTGCAATTGATTTATTTGGAGATACAATTGAAAAAATCCAAAATCTACAAATTGGAGCTTTTGTTGAGGTTAAGTTGAACATAAGTTCTAAAGAATATAATGGAAGATACTACACTAATGTTACAGCTTGGGATGTTAGTTTGGTTGAAAATGTGGAATCAGAGGAATCAGAAATGCCTTTTTAATATGTTGAAAGGATATGAAAATATAACTTATGAATTAACTGATGAAGAGCTCAAATTAGTAGAGCCGATTATCAAAGGTTTGGAAGTTAGAATCGGAAAAGAAAACGCTGTAACAAATAAAGAAATCCAAAAAGCAATGAATCTCAGTTCAGCAAGAGTTCACAAAATAATTCAATATATAAGAATCAACAATCTTTTGAATGGAATTTGCAGTTCAGGAAATGGATATTTTATAGCTAAAGACATTAACGAACTTGATGAATGTTTGATTAGTTTAAGACAAAGAATTTATTCTCAAATGAAAACTTTACATTGTTTGGAGCGACAAGACATAATTTTTGGAGGTGTTGGACAGTTAACAATATTTGATTGATGAAAAATAGAAATTTAAAACATGTTGATGATTGGGGAACTCCTGAGTATATATATAATCAACTTAATAAAGAATTTAATTTTGATTTTGATCCTTGTCCTTTACAACATAATTTGGAAGATTGGAATGGATTGGAAGTTGAATGGGGAAGATGTAATTTTGTGAATCCTCCTTATTCAAGAAAATTAAAAGAGGCTTTTGTTAAAAAAGCAATTGAAGAAAGTAAAAAAGGAAAGATATGTGTTTTATTATTGCCAGTTTCAACATCAACAGTTCTATTTCATGATTATATATTGCCACATAAAAAAGAAATAAGATTTATTAAAAAAAGAATCAAATTTATTGGAGTCAATACTTTTGGAGAAAAAGTTTCTGATAAATGTGGAATGCACGATTCAATGATTGTTGTATTATGAACATTAAAAGAATACAAAAAAGCAAATAACAATATTTGATTGATGATAAACCTACACAATAAGGATTGTATGGAAGCTTTAAAAGAATTCAAAGAAAATCAGTTTGATTTGGCAATAGTAGATCCTCCTTATGGAATAAATGTAGCTAATGATGAAAGAAATGGGTTGTTAATGAAAAAAGCTGCTACAAAAAGAAAATATTATAATAAAAAAGACTGGGATAAAAACGTTCCGTCTATTGAATATTTTAATGAATTAAAAAGAGTAAGTAAAAACCAGATTATTTGGGGAGTCAATTACTATCCATATAATATATTAAATGGTGGAAGAATTTATTGGGATAAAATGACTGCTGAAGGATATACAAATAGTGATGGAGAATTAGCTTATTACAGTAAAAGCAATTCTATAAAAAGCATAAGTATTAGATGGAATGGAATGTTACAATACGACATGAAAAATAAAGAACAAAGAATACATCCAACACAAAAACCAATTAGACTATATGAATGGCTACTAATGAACTACGCAAAAGAAGGAGATAAAATATTAGATACTCACTTAGGGAGCGGCAGCATTGCTATAGCGTGCCACAATTTAGGATTTGATTTAGAAGGATATGAATTAGATAAAGAATATTTTGAAGCGGCAAAGAAAAGATTAAAAGAACATCAACAACAAATAAGAATGTTTTAATGAATATTATAAGAATCCAAAAGAGTAAAAATTATTCAATAATTTCAAACAAAATTATTAGAAATAAAGAGTTATCATTGAAAGCAAAAGGATTAATGACTTTGATTTTGTCTTTGCCAGACAACTGGGAACTTTCTGTGAATGGTTTGGTTAAGATTGTAAAAGAGTCGAAAAACACTGTTTACTCAATTCTAAAGGAGTTAAATAAAAAAGGATATGTAGAACGTCAAGTTCAAAGAGATAGTTCGGGAAAGGTCCTTAAATGGGATTTGTTCGTTTACGAGCATCCACTTACCAAAAATCCAGATGTGGAAAAACAAGATGTTGAAAAGTGCACACAAATAAATAAAGAAGTTAAAACAAATACTAAAATAATAAAGCACACAAGGGAAAGTTTTTCGATTGATGTTTTTGAACTTGGAATATTAAACAAAGAAGAGTCAAACAATTTCATTGATTATTGGAGCGAAAAAAACAAGAAAGGAAAAATGAGATGGCAGCTTCAAAAAACTTGGGATTTAAATTTAAGATTAAAAAGATGGAAAAGAACAACAAAAACATCAAGTCGCTCTAAAATAGAAAATCAAATAAGTGCTCATTATGGGGCTTTAGAATTATTAGAAAAAAAATATGGCAATTAATTTATATAATAAAGATTGTATGGAAGCTTTAAAAGAATTTAAAGATAAGCAATTTGATTTAGCTATTGTAGACCCTCCTTATGGGATTAAGGCTGATGAAAATGCATACAAAAACGGTATAAAATGTAAAAAAAACGGATTTAAAGAACATAAAAAAGGTATGTGGGATAGTGCAATTCCATCTAAAAAATACTTTACCGAACTCAAAAGAGTAGCAAAAAATCAAATTATTTGGGGAGGGAATTATTTTACTGAATATTTAAAACCTATAATGAGTTGGATTGTTTGGGATAAGATGCAACACAATTTTAGTTTTGCTGATGGTGAATTAGCTTGGAATAGTTTTGGTAATAAATTAAAAATATTCCAATACGCAAGAGGTAATGAAAGTGGATTTGCACCTAAAATAAAAGATGGATTAAAAATAGGATTAAACATACATCCTACTCAAAAACCTGTAAAACTATACGAATGGTTGCTAATGAATTATGCAAAAGAAGGAGATAAAATTTTAGATACTCACTTAGGTAGTGGTAGTATTGCAATAGCTTGTCATAACTTAGGTTTTGATTTAGAAGGTTACGAATTAGACAAGGAATATTTTGAAGCTGCGAAAAAACGATTAAAACAACATCAATCTCAATTAAGGATATTATGAAATTTGAAAACGAATGAAAGTTTAACATCCGAAAAAATAAACAAAATATATAATGAAAGAACTAACTAAAAAATGTATTGGATTGATAAGTTCAACATTGGTTCAACTTGGACAAACAAAAACTGACAAGGATATTTTAATTCTAGCTTCAACATTAGCTGAGGATTTGGTTCGAGATTGGAAGATGCTTAGTTGGAAAGATGTTGAGGAATCTTTTCGATCAGGTATAAGAGAAAGTGAAGAGTTTGCTCTTAATGTTAAAACTTATTATAAATGGCTTAGAACTCACAAAAAGTTGATTGATGAGGACGTTTACAAACAAAACAACTTGGAATCTTATACAGTCGATAGGCGTTTGAAATATAGAAGTAAAAACAACTCAGGATTGTTAACTATTAAAAAATTAATTTATGAAAATACCAAATCTCAACAAACCAAAAAAAAGTTGGTTCACAAATGATTGGATTGACAATGAAGAGATTGTTGTTGAACATTGGTGGCTAAAACCAAAGTTTTATGGATATACAGAATCTAAAGAAAGTCTTGATTTGGGCGGCGTTACAAAATACATCGACCCTAAAAGAACTGACAATGATTATTTAGTCGTTGGAACAAAATTACAATTATACAGATTGTTTGATTATATGCTAAATGAATACAACTGGGAACTAAAAGATTCTTGGCAAAGTAAACTAAAAGAACATCATTTGCAATTGTATAAAGAAAATAATAATGAACCAATAATATTAAGAATATGACAATACAAAGATTTAAGAAAAAACAATATAGAACAAAAGACAAATCATTGTTTCATAAATGGTTGAAACAAGAGGGATATAACAGAGCGGGCTTGTCAATAAATTTGGATGTAACACCAATGACAATTGATAGATATATGCGGGAGCCTGAAAGATTAACACTAAAACAAATAAAAACAATTTGTGAATCAACAAATGTGGACGCTAATTTTATAATAGATTTAATATACTAATGAAAAACAAATTAAAAAGTTATAAAAAGTTAAACAAAAAAACTAAAGAACGTATTTTTGAAACTTTAAAAGATGACAAAACAATTCCAGAAATTGCTCAAATTTTTAATTGTAGTATCATAACAATTAACAGAGTAATTGAAGAGCGGTTAAAAATTAAGAATTGATTGTTAATAAATTAGAATCAAAGAGTGAAACAATATTACATAATTTTTATTAGAATTGTATTATGAACTTGTTAAAGATATTTTATAATTTAACAATGGTATTGATTCAAATAATTATTATCATTCCATTTGTTTTGTTATGGTATATATTAACACAAACTCTTGCTTGTCTTGAAATACTTTGGAAAAATAAAAAAAGGTAAAATAATATTCGATAATAAAGCTAAACTTATCAATGACTTATCTAATTTTAATGATGATATAAAAGTTGTTATTGAGATTAGAGAAGCGAAAGATGTTAGAACAAACCAACAAAATAAGTTGTGGTGGGTTTGGATGAATACAATTGGAGATACAATTGGATATTCAGCTCCAGAGATTCATGAGATATTGAAATATAAATTCTTAATGAAAGAGGAAATGATTGATGGAGAAATGCACCAATCTTTAAAATCAACAACAACATTAACAAAGAAAGAATTTAATAAATTAACCAACGATGTTTTATATTGGGCAAACGATACGTTGAACATAAATCTTCCAAATGAGTGAAGATAAAATTCAAGAAGAAGTTGTTAAATATATATTATATGTTTGGCCAAAAACTTTATTGAGTGCAACTCTTGGAGGAATAAGAACATCATATAAACAAGCAGTAAAAGCAAAGAGAACTGGTTACAAGAAAGGACAGCCAGATTTATTTGTCTACGAACCAAGAGGAGCTTATAATGGTTTAGCCTTGGAGATAAAAACAAACAAAGGATATGCAACTAAAGAACAAAAACAATGGATTCAAGATTTGAAAGATCGAGGATGGAAAGCGGAAATATGCAAAGGTCTTCCAGCGTGTTTGGATGTTATAGATAATTATATGAAACTAAAAAGAATTATAGATTGAAAAAGGTTAGTAAAAAACAGAATAAAATAAATAAAGAACTCAGGAAAGTTTATTCTGAGATTACTAACGAAAGAGGGGCTTATTGCAGTGGATGTGGGAGGTCGGATGTGCCCCTTTCTTTTTCTCATATAATACCAAGAAGTAGGCGTCCAGATTTACAAACTGATAAAAGAAATATTACTTATCATTGTTTGAGTCTGGAACGAAAAGGATGTCATGAGATTTGGGAATCAAACGAAAGATATAAGTTATTAGATTATCATAAGAACATGGAATACATATTGGAAGTTGATACTGAATATTATTTTTTAATTAGTGAATAGATGGCAAAGAAAAGAAAGTTAAACTCAAAGAATCCTAAATGGAATAAAGATATGGAAAAAAAAGAGTTTACTAAAAGAATATTAAAGAAAGAAGTAAAAGGATGCAAGATTTATTTTGTTTGGGAATAGTTTTAATTGTTGGAATAGTTATTGGAATATACATCACAACACAATTAAATATTAGTATCAATGAAAGAATTAAAAAAGTTAAACGAAAGAAGGCAGATGTTAAATAAGGTAGAAAAAATATTATGTATTTTGTTTTACATAGCGTTAATCATTATTGCGTATAAACAATTTTAAAATGCCAAACCTACCAAAGAACAGACAAAGGCCTTGGATTCCAAAAAAGCCACAACACCTTAGAGAAGTTGATAACGCTTCGTTCTACAATTCAAAGAGATGGCGTGCATTGAGAAACTACTACATCCAAGCAAATCCTTTATGTGAGCAGTGCAAAAGGAATGACTTAGTTACAGCGGCACAGTGCGTTGACCATCTGACACCCATTTCAATGGGAGGTTCAATGGTTGACATTAAGAACCTGCAAAGTTTGTGTAATAGTTGCCACAATAAAAAAAGTGCACGTGAATCAGTAGAAAAGAGAAAAAAAATAAAAACTTATGAAAGGAAATAACAAAAAAAATATACACACTAGGGGGTGTAAAATCTTAAACAGGCAACCTATGGCAAT